CCCCACCATTGGCTGGTGAGTCATAGATCAAAGATCTATCTTTACATCAGCTTCCTTATACTTTCTATAGTATGTCCTTAACCTACTCATACCTGCGCGCAAAGCGTCCACAACCGGTGTCCTTCCCCTCAATGGGACTGGGACATAGTCAGGTACGTCCAACTTAACATCTTCGGGATAAACCCTGGATGAGTTGACTGCTTTGACATGATCGATAATCAGTCGATCAGGTACAATTTCCCTTCTGTCGAGGGGAAAAGGGGTTTTGATACAGGATTTCTTAGGTACATACTCCATTAAAGCGGAGTTATACTCAAGTTCTGTACGAGACCAGATAGATATCAGTTCGACCTTACGGTCGGACACTGACAACTTAAAGTCGCTAGGTATACATTTATCGAATGAAGAGAACCACCAGTCGATTAGTTCTGGAGGCATCCGCTTGTCTAGACTGATCCCTTTGGGATTCCAACCTAAACCAACAGGTTCTGGAGCACTCGCAAGAGCGAGCACCTTTCTTCGAAGACTTGGGGGTATAAACTTACTACCCTTCAAACCTAAAGATATTAGTGGGCCTAAAACATCCGTTCCATTGTAAGGACGGTATTTAGACGCAGGGATTACACCTTGTTTAGATATAACCATGCCTGCAAACTCTCCTATGGTATTTGAAACCAAGCATTTTGCTTCGGAAAATTTACATCCCAAATATTCCATATCTTCACGATAATGTCGTGCTACATTAGGATCATTAATAACAATATCATCACCAAGAATCCTAAATGTGTTTGTGACACCCAGCTTCTTCTCAATATTTCTAACGAGAATACCGTGTGTCAAGGCAAACATTGCAAATGAGGGATAGAGCCCTAATGGTTGTCCCTTGTTCCAGTTAACGAAACTAGTCTGGTAAGACCAGTCACCTCTTGCGATATCACAAAAGATGTCGAGACCCATCAAAAGGTCCGCAGGTGCACTGCTTATTCGCGTTTTTACGCTACTCCCTCTTGGGCCAACGGGCCCCTTAAGGGTAGAGACGGTTAATATGCTACTTACAGCTTCCCTTTGTATTTTCAATGGGAACAAGTCCGTGGCGTTAGCCAGATCGAGTGAGTATACAGTTTTGCCATTCTGTAAACTATCAATAACAAACTGGACTCCTTTTTGCTGCTCGAAGGTACAATCCCAGGGTAACTCCCTGAGAACATCTAATAATGCCGACCCCAATGGGTAAAGCACCATTTGTAGATGGCGAAAAGGATTTGCAATAGTACGTAGTTTAGCACCTTTCTCCTGAATTTCACCAATTTTCCCTACTGGAAAATACTGGAATTCAACTGGTGAACGCGGTTCATTACAT